TCATGATGTTGGTTTTCACCGGCGTCTATATCTACTGCATTCTTTGGTTCACCGGGCTGTCCGTCGAGGAAACCACTGCTGAAAGAGCCGCCCTGATTTCGGTGGTCACTGGTGCCGCCACGGGGTCACTAGCTGTCTGGCTTAATTCGGAGAAGCACTGATGATACAGGCATTGATAGGCCCGGTGACTGGGCTGCTAGACAAGTTCATTGAAGACAAAGATCAGAAGGCACAGCTTGCCCATGAGATAGCGACGATGGGTGCCAAGCATGCCCAGGAGCAAGTGCTGGCCCAGCTCGAAATCAACAAGGCCGAGGCAGCTTCTGGTTCCCTGTTCAAAGGGGGATGGCGACCGGCGGTGGGATGGGTGTGTGCGATAGCCTTTGCCTACCACTTCATCCTGAAAGACCTGATTGTGTTTGGCGCAGCGTTCGCCGGCGTGGAGATGCCTGCCCTGCCAGAGTTCGACATGGGCACGCTCCTCACCGTCCTCGGGGGCATGCTCGGCATCGGGACACTCCGCACCTACGAGAAGCAGAAAGGTCTGACCAAATGAACATCGACAAACTGCGTGAAGAGATTGCTGCTGACGAAGGACGCCGGAACGCGGTGTATCTCTGTAGCATGGAAAAAAGGACCGTCGGCATTGGACACCTGATTACTGCTGATGACCCGGAATGGACTATGGAGGTGGGCGATACCATTAGTGATGAGCGCGTGGATGAGATGTTTGATTCAGACATTGCCGTCACCATTGATGACTGCCGCATGATCTTCGATGACTTCGATGCGATGCCTGAAGAGGCCCAGCTTTGCCTGGCCAATATGTGCTTCCAGCTCGGCCGGCCGACGCTGAACAAATTCAAGAAGTCGATTGCCTTTGCGAACGACCACCAGTGGGGCGACCTTGCCGAAGAAATTTTAGACAGCCGGTGGGCCAAGCAAACACCCAACCGGGCCAAGCGCATATCCGATCGTCTGTCATTGCTTGAGGTGCCAGCATGAGAAAGTTCAAGCCTGTCCCGAAGGACAAGAAGTCGGGCCTGCCATCAAAGTATGTGCGCGGGTCCAAAGACCCGGACAAGACCAGGGCCGAGATCAAGCGCACCCGCCGGCTCTACCGCATGGGCATGCTGACGCCGGCCATGATGGATCGGATCAGCAAGGAAAGGAGCGGACGATAATGTCAAGGTTTAGCAGCATACCAGGAGCTGGACGGTTTAGTTCCTCCACCCTGAACAAAGTCTATCGTCGAGGGCTCGGCGCATACTACTCATCTGGTAGCCGGCCAAAGGTATCAGCCCACCAGTGGGCTATGGGCCGGGTCAAATCATTTGTGTCTGGCCAGGGTGGCGCTCGAAAAGCAGACAAGGATTTGATTAAGGGGAAAGCATAATGGCAAAGACTGCAAAGAAAGAAGCCTTCGACAAGAAGGTAGCTGCCAAGGCGATGACGCTGATGAAAGAGGGCAAGCCCCGCAAGCAAGCATTTGCCATCGCCTATGGCATGGTGGGCAAGGCTAGTCGCAAATCGTGATTGATCTGGCTTGGCCTGGCAGCGACTGAATCCAGCCGCGTTGCTCCAGGCATTTGATCATACGATGCACCGACTGCAAGCTGGTGCGTGGCGACATCACCTGTTGGCCATCTATCTTGCCGTCCGCAATGTCACGCACCGACGGAGACACACCGTTGGCCTTGATGTAAAGCCGGATGAAATCAAACACCGCTTTTTGCTTCAGCGTAAGACCGTGCTTCATCGTCACCCTCCTTTGCTTCCATAGATAGTTGTTTGTTGTAGGTCATCCGCTTGTCTTTCAGCTCGGCGGCTAGAGCTTCATCAATCTGACCCAGCGTTTCAGCGTTGCACTCTTCCAGCTCCTTCAGCCGGGACCGCCGCGTCTCTGCCGGCAGCTTGTCGTACTGACGCATTTGCAACATCAGGTCCGCGTACTCGTTCGCCCACTCATCTTGTGACCCATACGTTTGCATTTCGCCGGATGGCTTGGCCAAAATGAACTCCGGCAGGATCACCCCTTCATTGCTGGCGCTCTCGGCCTCACTGACGGCCTCTAGAATATTTTCTATCGGATCACCCTCAGACGCTACGGATGGGGCTTGTACGGCCTTTACAGGAGGATGTTTTTCGGCGGCATCGTAGTCACGGGCCTCTTCGACAGTGATCAGTCCCTTGATGGCATCGGGAAAGCTATCACGCAGGGCAAAGCCCCTCGCCCGGAGCTGCAACATCCGGTTCGGATAGTTCTGCCAGGCACCACCTTTGCCGGTCAGCTTGGCATGCTTTGCCTCGGCCATCGAAAAGGTCTTCTTAGTTTCTTCGATCTCACCATCGCGCAGCGCACGTTTGACGATGCAGACGGCCACCTCCCCGTCCATGTATTCTTTGATGCCTCGGAAAGCTGGGTGCGCTTTGACCAGGGCCAGCATGCTGTCACCCCAGATCGATGGCTTGCCATTGATGACGGAGATGTTTTGCAAGGCTTGCATCGGTGCCAGCCCCAGCTCGTATCCCCACTGGACAGCGACCAGGACGTTGGCCGGCTTGCCGCGATAGGCTTCCGGCACCATTGGTGACTGTGCGATTACCTTGGCAAAGTCCATTGCCTCTTGGAGGTTGGTCGGTTCAAGGACCGTAAGTTTCTTGTCATTCATCGTTCGTCTCCTTTACCGAGAAGCTAACGCTCTCAAATGTCTCTCCAGTTTCGACTGACTTGCGCCGGGGCTTGGTCACGGTCTTGGCCTTGATGATAAAGCCCGGCATCTTGGCGTGTTCGACTTGCATGGAATCCAGTATGAAGATGATGCCCTCGCGGAGTTGCTTGCGGGTCTTCTCCCATTGCGTGGCCTCAGCCGCAGCCCGGAGGTAGTCCGTACACATGCCAGCCAGATCGTGATTGGCCTTGGGTAGCATCTCGGTGATGTCCACTAGGTTGTCGTTGTCATGCTCTTGGATCGGCGGGTAGTCACCGTCGGTATCGATCAGCTCCCAAAATTCTGCGTAGGCTTTCAGCATCACCTCCTCCAGCGCAGGATCGCGGCGCACCGGATACAGGTTCAGACGGAAGTGCTGGTCCATGCAGGCGATGATGCCCCAGTCTAGATCGGTGCAGATCATTTGGTGATGGACTTGCATGACCCATTCAGGTTTCGGCCGGCCATCGTGATAGGCATCGGTCTTGATCTCGCAGATACCAGTGCCAGACATCCGGTGTTCCTTGCCGAGCCAGGTCAGGACCAGCTCACCCTTCTCACCTTTGATTTCTAGGATGCGATCGACGGAGCTGGCGATGCGGTGTTTGGGATGACGGAACGGTTCCTTTGGTTCCCATAGGTCTACCTCGCCAATGATCTGCCGGCGCAACACCTCCAAGGTCCAGTTAGCCACACCTGGCTCAAGCAAGGTGCCGCGAATCTTGGCTTCCCAGTTCCGGCCGTCATCTTGCAGCTCTTCCCCTCGCCTGGCCTTCTTGGTTCGGGCCAGAAGTTTTTGGCGGGTATCACCGTAGGGATTTTTGTGGAGGACCACCGTGGCTGCATCAGAGCTGCCGATCTCCTCCCCGGTTTTTGTGAGCTTTGGCATTACAGCCTCGGCGCATTGGCTGCGTAGCAAACATCATCCAGCGCACACATGAACCAGAACAGCGCCCAGATTTCGACCAGGACCAAGGCGATTAGCAGGCCAATGCCAACGCCCTTGAACAATTTCCAGATGATTGATTTTAGTTCAGGCAGAACAGGCTGTGCTGTGTAGACAGGCTCACCTGTCGTTCCTGTCGGGACAGGAAGAATATACATTATGCGACATTTACGCTTTAACATGCTCACATTCCTCACTATTGGTTTGTACAAAGACTAGACCAATTGTTGTTGGGACCACACCGGACCCCCTGTAATTTTACAACATCAACCGTCTTGTACTTACACCGAAGGTTAGATGTCGTCTTTCGTCAGCTTTGAAACTTCCAAGATGCCCCGCTCATCTTTGAGGTCAGGGTCATATACCAGGTGTTCAGCGCCGCGTGGGCGGGGGTCACCAGGTGCCAATTCAGAAAACCTTTTATTGGCCCCTAGCAACGCCCCTTGAGCGTATACCAGCTTGTCTGTCCCTTTGATGCTATTGCTTTGTCTAAGCCTCTTCAGCTCTTCAACAGCGTCACCCAGTATCTCCTCGGCCTTGGCAATGTGGTCGGCATGATACATTGGGATATCAAGCCTGCGCTTGAAACGCATAATGCCACCGCGTATGGCTCTGGCCGTGGGGCTAAGTGATAGCTTCTGTTTCCGGGTCAGTTTCATCCTGATTGCTCCGTCTACAATACATATGCGGTTTGTTCACGTCTGTGAATGTCAAGTGATTTGACGTTCTTGATCCAACAATTCCAGGTAGCGGAGATAACGCGCATAACCGGTATTTTTTCTAAAATTCATGACCCGTTCTACCCGGCGATCTGTAGCTGCTTCATCATATTCCAGTAGGGTTTGGCTGGCTTTGTAGCATTTGTTGCAGCGATGCGTCGGCACGATCCAGCCCTCTTGCAAGCACTCGTTGACCATAGTGGTGACCGCTTGGCGACTGATGCCCAGCATCTGGGATAAAGTTTTTGTGGTGTAAAGCTGGTTGTCATAAACAGCCAGACACATAACGTAGTAAAAAACCCACCGGCTTCGCGTCGAATTGAAATAGCGTTTAATACGGCAACCGGTTTCAAGCTGTGCCGCATGTCTGGCCAGCTCCAACTGGCAAGCAGCTTTTTTAAAGCCAAGGCGCAGTTGCGCGGCTGGGTTGTTTGGCGGGGCCATAGCCCAATCGTTGTCTTGGTTGATATGTTCTGACCTCATCACTTCGCTCCCTTCCTTTCCATGCGAATGACATAGTTGCGGACCGAGCTGGCGTGCCATTTGGTCTGCCGGCTGATGTCGGGGGTCCGCATCTGGGTAGGCGTAGGCTGGTTCATGGTGTTCAGACGCCGGGCAATCTCGTGATAGCTAAGACCACTGTCCCGGAACATCTTGATGACCGGCCAGATTTGTTCGGCCCGGTCGTCGGCCAGCTCGGCGTTGCGCTCATTGCCCTTGATGCCGGCCTCGGCAATCTTGCCATGATCACCCAGCTTGGTGATCACCCTGCCCTCACGGGTGGTATACTGCCCCTTCTCGGCGATCTCGTCCTTGATGCGGCCGAGCGCCTGCTTGGTGCGGGTCTTGATGCGCTTGCGTTCGATCTGCGCGACAGCGGCGCGTAGCGTGATGGTGGTCTCATCCATGTGCGGATCATCCACGACCACCAGCTTGATCTTGCCGTTGTCGATCTCTTGCTCCAGGAAGCGCAGCGTCTCCCACAAGCGCCGGCTCATACGGTCCAGCGTATAGATCAGCATGGTCGCGCCGGTCTTGCGGCAGTGGTCCAGGCACTTATGCAGCACCTCGCGTCTGTGCCAGTCCATGCCGGAGCTGACCCCCTCCTCCCGGAACCACTTGACCTTATGGTCACCGCCGTTGAGGAACGCCTTGATGCCATGC